TAGTCCAGCTCTACTTCCGGGTTCTGGCGTATAAAGTTACAGAGCTCCCAATTTTTAGATTCACACTTAGCTCGGGATAGGTGCTTTTGGACACGGACCTTAACAGAGCGTAGAAAAGCACGGCCGGAAGCAACAGTAAGGCCAATATAGCTGTCACCGCTATCCGGCCAAACAATTTGATATAGTACATAATTTCGGTCATTTCGTTTTTTTCTCATCGCGGATTAAAGCCCAGCTCAAATTCCATCATAATCATTTTAGCTATATTGATATACTGGCGAGCAATTTCATTGGTACCAGACTGATTAGAAGCAATCAACTCCTGGGCGTCCGACAGATAACTAGCCACTACCATGCCAGGACCACTTAGTTTAAAAGTCAGAGAATCCTGTACAGACTCCAGAATATCATCTTTCGGAGACCCGTAGGCCTGGATTTCCCATTCTAAATTTTTCATAGTTTCATTCCATTTGCAAGGTAAGCAATATAGCCAGGGTTTTTGTTCAGCACCACCACAGGCTCAATACTCGGTGTCACGCCAGTCTTCCTCCATGCCTTCGTAGCATAAGCCACAGCGGCTCTCAGCGTCTTGAATTTTCTTTCATTACAGGTATACATCATTATTCCTTATTTAAACACTATTAGAGCCAGTAGTATGCTGTTAAAGAAGAAACCAACAGCGTTACTGATAATATACAGTTTATCACTTCGAGCCAAGGCACGGATCAGGAACAGAAACAATCCACTCCAGACTAACAGAACCATGCTCAAAGGAGGCAACTTATCACTATATCCCAGAATCACTCCAAGACTAGTAGGAAGGGTTGCAGCGTGAATCAAGACCATACCTAACCAACCGCAGGCCTCACTTATATCGAATTTGTCTTTTCTCTTAACCATGACTCTATTGTACAGGTTTCGGTAGGAATGGCAAGCATTATTTGGTGTTGTCAGGAATGAAACTTTACCCCCCCCCCTCCGTGACGGGCAAAACCTCTCTCAGTATGGTCAATTATACAGGTTTCGGCAAGGATGGCAAGCCCTCAGAATGTTATCAAAAAGATAAGGAAATCTCGTTGACACTCTGATAAGTTACAGAAATGACATGGATTTTAGACTACCCGTTGCTTCTCGAATAACCTCGCATTTTTCGCTACGTCCAGCTAGTGCGTTTGCGTAGCGTTCCGTGACACAAAATCCCACTTTATCCCACTAAAGTGCATTATATTGCATGTTCCTATACACTGGATGCACTATACTTCGGTTCTCTATGCGGTCTTATAATACTTGCGTCCTGGACTACTATAGTCCTTATTCATTAGCGTTTTAAAGGTGTGGCAGTTCGCACACAATGTTTGGAGGTTTCTTTTACGGTTATCTGATGGATTGCCGTTCTTATGGTCTACTTGTAATTGACCCTCTATACGGATCTTATAATTACACTTAAACCCTAATCGGCCGTCTTTATTCTCACAATAATCTTTACGGTATTGTTTATATTCCCATCCCCCAATTTCATAGCGTATACCGTGGTGTTTTTGGCATTGTTTACGGAAAAGTGGAGTGCCGTCTTTACGGTAATTTCCCGTATGCTGTCCAGGGTTATTGCAACCTGGATGGGAGCATTTTGGACGCTTCGATATATCAATAATTTTCTTTTTCATTAGTATACTCCAAGAGCATATTTAAGTGATTTTTTACCATGGTATCGGATATGGCTTACAAAGGTACTATTATAGTCTTTTGTTGAATAGAGTTTTTTGTTCTCTTTCAGCAATACTGTACCATCAGCATATACATTAAACACTTCACCTCCACGGCCATGTTCAACTTCAGCATATATACGACCTTTTCGGTCTTTTTGTATTGTAGTATAACAGAATCTACGATAAGTACCCATCAATACACCTCACGCTCATATACATCGAATTCCTCTATAGTATTCTCAGCAACTAGTGCTTCACCATAGGCAATAGCATCATCATACTTTGCAAATACACGGAGGACGGTATCGCCCTCATATGGTATCGGTTCTACTACAATAAAAACTTTGTTCATTTTATCACCCTAAATCATCAGCGGTTGCAAGGTCGCCAGTAGTTCCCCACCCATACCCACCAGCAAGAATAGTCGAGCCGGGAATCAAGGTATCGGAATCAGTACAGGCGCAAGTCCAGCAAGTAAATCGGTCATAGTACCCGGCAAATACTCGCGGAACAAGTGCGGTAGAACAACAAGGACAAATTGGTGTAGTCATTTTGATAACCTCTCTCAGTATGGAGTAATTATCTCATAAAACGGTGGATTTGGCAACCATTGTCTTTTTGACAACAATTGTCTATTTGATACTACATTTCTCGCAAAGGTGTTGGTGATATTCTAATGCGGTTTCAAGGGTATCGGCTCTACTATGGAGTTCTACGTACCCATTCTCATTATACAGGTGGATCTGGTATTCGGTATCAGTCTGTACGGTAATCGCTATTTGTGTAGCATTATGAGATACTTTGATTATTTTCATTGGTCTAGTCCAAAGTGCTTATAGATGGTCTTATCTATACGCCTCTGGTACTGCTCATCGGTGAAGGTCAGTTTGAACAGGTCAGCACATTCCTTTATGATTAACTCAGCAAATTTTTCATGTACCGTGTCCTTGGGCATCACCTCATAGTGTACACCAGCCTGTGATAATAGTTCTTTTATTCGGTCGTTCATTTTCTCTCTTTTGCTCTCACGGGTAAATTGTTCCAGAGTTCTTCCCAGTAATCATCGTGGATATCGACATATGAATAATCTGCAACCATACTCAGTTCCATGCCGCAGTGCTTACCTTTGGTGTCAGTGCATCTTACTCCATAGGTTTGCCATGCCCAGCCATAGCATTCGGAAGTACCCGTAGCAAAAATCTCCGCTTCACTTTCACATTGCGGACAAGGCAGTAAACTCATTCAGTTCCCCAATATTGTGTACCCTTCCAAACCTCTACACTATTCAACATACTCTTAGCACGATAAATTGCACGCTCTTTGGCGGATTCTTCAGAGCTATAATGCACAGGATATTTCGTTGTTTGATCATCAAATTTATAACAAGAATCATACCTCCAGATAAACCAGTTCTTATAGTACACCTGATACTCCTTCAAATGAGCATCATACACAACCCTGGTACTCTTATATAATGCTTTCATAACTTTTCCACATTCTTTAGGTTGCCGTTAATATCAAAGGTAAATCGCACATTCGGTGGATCATCCCAATTCGTGCGTATAGGATTTTTACCTTTCTTCCAATCATCGAAACTCCACCAAATAGTATCTTGATATACTAAATCACCATTCGGCAGTTCATTTACTACCCAACTTTTCGGTTCACTCATCATTTAACTCCTTATACATCCACTCATATTCTTCCAGCCTCTTTATCTCTGCGGCTGCCTCGACCAGTAAATCACGGACTTTTTGATGCTCCATAAGTTCAGGGTTGAATAAACCACCAGACAACAAATATTCCTTGATTCTCTCAGTAACAGGATTTTTCATCTCAATTCCTATAGTATAATTCCACTCGGCGATTCTCACTCCAAGCTTCCTCATTCGAACCTATAATACGGGGTTTTTCCGACCCATAAGAAAATGCCTCAGCTTGTTTCTCAGAAACTCCATAATTCATCAATACAACCTTCACAGCATTAGCCCTTCTCTGACCTAATGCTAAATTGTACTCTGCACCACCCCGTTCATCAGTATGCCCCTCTATAAAAACAAACTCATCCGGATTCTTCACCAAAAACTCGGCATGCTGCTTCAGTAAAGGTAAAAATTTGTCCTGTACCGTATACTCATCCAAATCAAAATAAATTAAATAATCACGAAAAATACCATTAGGGTCATTCCGTTTCGGTATATCAATTTTTCTCACCTCTATTCGAGCATCAGTGTCTACCTCCACCGTCACACCCGAATTATTCTTTTTCGTTCGATTCTCCACTATGGGAGGGGCATCATTATTCTCATTACTACCTTTAGATACATCCTTCAATGACACCGTTGAACAGGCCGTTAAACATAACACTAAGGGAATTATTTGAATTTTCATTTTGTTCTATACTCGCAAATTATACGGTTTTTCTCTATACAATGATGGGTCGGTTTATCAGATACAGATATCACTCTCAATTGATACGGCGAGGCACAACCTGAAAGTAATAACACTAATATTATATAATTAGTCATTCTGCACCATTACACCTTTACTATAAAGGAAAAATCGAAACATAGTCTGTACTACCTTCGGATAATTATCGGGACTCGGCAAATCAACCGTTGTCTCTATAAACTCCTGAGCTAAACGATCTTTCTCCTCCAAGGGCAATTCTCTATAAATAATCATATGTGGATCCTACTCTTAATCGTACTCTCATCCGAACCACCGCATAAGCATAAAGGTTCAATATTCAACCTCTATAAAACAGAGGCAGAATGTACCGCCGACATGCAAAAGGCAATCCAAGCACTCTCACTCAAAGGTACGAAAATCAATGCATCATGTACATTCAAAGATTATCTAACACCTAACTCTACATTTTAATTAAAACTTTTTGGTCAAAGCAATAATAACCATTGACCGTTTTCACCAATATACCGTTCTTAGCGGTACACTCATCATCTTTAAAATTGAGTGGCAACATTACAATCCAACTAAGCAGTAGAATGAAACCGACCGTAGTCACAGCGATTACAAATATTTTCATTTTTCAACTCCATGATTAAGTAATTGCATGTAGGCTTCAACCTCATCCCAATAAAGGCTGATAACATCATCTCTGGAGATATTATAGAATTGCATAACGAACTCAATTGCCTCGTTCATCGTATGTGTCCAGTGTAAAGAATGGAACACTTCCTGCCATTCGAACAAATTTTAGATTGGTGGGAAATACGTCAAGACTGCCACGATGACGCTCAACACGAACTTCGCCGTTCATTTCAGTGCCATAGAACCAGTTGTCTGTGGCACCGCCCTCAATCTGTTCTCTAAAATAGTTTAATATCATTCTTTAACTCCTAAATGTTTTACTGATTTTATCAGCACAATAATGACCATCCATTCCTTTATCGCCTAGTTCTTCACATATACCTAAACATTCATTGATAATCAACTCAGCGAATCTTTCCAACTCACCATCATATTGTGATCCCCAATCAACGATAGCACCTTCAGGTTTCCATGGCTCATCTTCCCATAGTAGGAAACCGGCCTTTTCGGCCAATTCTTTAATCTTTTCATTCATGATCCAAATTACTCCACTTTTTCAACTTCTTGCGTTTCTCTGCTATGTAATGGGTTAATTCTTTTTCATCCAAAATTTTTTTCTCTACACACAACTCAATCATACACAATAAATCTCCCACTTCTTTGTGTAGTAGAGTATCATTATGTTCCTCGGTAATTGGATTAAAATTATATAATCCAAATCGGTGAATCTTTGAAATAATCTGCACTACTTCACCACATTCTTCCTGCAATATCACTAACAGTTCATCACAATTTAATCGACTCATGGTATATTATAATCTCTATTGTATTGACTTGTAATCGACCAATGAGCATCTGGTCCCTTATACTTTATATCGCTAGGTATTTCATAACCAAATCGTTTAAGAATATTTTTCTTATCGGCCTGACTACCGCAGCAAGCAATACATTCTTTTATAATCAAGTCAGATATCATTTCAATCCTCGACTGGCAATCAGCATCAATATATTTGTGTATGCCATGCTTTTGCATCAAGTCTTTTATTTGCTCATTCATCTTCTTTTATACCAAAATGTTTTTTGATTAAATCAAATGCTTGACCGCGAGATATCATATCACGAAGCTCAGGATGCAAAGCCTTACGACATTCTTCAATTATCATCTCAGTGTATTCTTCCATGAATTTTGTATCACTCATTTTTTCTCCCATTTTATACCCATCATTTTATAAAGCATTTTACGATAGAATGGTGGTTCATCTTTTGTTTTGATTACAGTAGTATCTACATCAATCGACAAATTGCTAGCAACAAAGGTAGTGGTAATATCATTTATATTTCGTATCGCATAATTCGAATATAATTTTACTGCGGAAAGTTTTGGCGCCTCGCAATCTGCATAATCAAGGTCAAGAGGAATTTGTTCCGTTAATGGCCAGAAAAATTTTATTTCTAATTGCTGCATATTATCTCCTACCATTAGGTACACAATTTGCTGTTACTCTATACTTGTCGGATTCCCAGGCCTTTTTTACATAATCTCGTACTTGCTGACATTCTTCAATATTTTGAGTAGGTAAAGTTATTGATCCTTTTGATGGCGGCACATTCGGTGAAATGGCGTGTAACATGATAACTAAAGTCCACATTATTTACTCTCAATCAATACTTTTTAAAAATCCCACAACTTCAAGATAAGGCATATCAACAACAACTGATTGTCCATCTGTTGTAAAAATCCATGATCGATGCGAATCACCATGTTCTTCAACTCTAACAATTTGATTAGACACAATTGATACCGAACGACCGATTGTGGTAGTGGTTAAAACTTTCATAATATTTTCCTCAATTCTTTTATTTAAATAATGTGTTAAAAACAAATGCACCGAACAAGGCACTCAGAAACAAATAAAAATAGGCAGAGATTTTTTTGCCTTCATTATAATTCTCACTCGACCATTGCCAAAATAACCAAGCAAAAAAAGTATCAACGAAAAGACTAAGTATTCCCATTTTCTTTTGCTTTCTTTATCAAATCAATTAAAGATAATAAATCGTTTACTGGAATTTTCTCAGAGCCAAAATAATCAGAATCAATTAAAGGTTCTGGTTTTTCCTGAGTTTTCAAGTAAACGATATTATTTGCGTTCATTGCAATGTTTTAGGTGTTAAGTTTCTATCGTTTTGCACTGTAGTTAAAAACGAATAAAAATCGGATTCGTTATCGGTTTCTCTGTTTAGTATCATTAGACGGGCTAACACAATACCATTAATTGCATTTGGACCAAAACCTTGTTCGACTAATTCAAGCAAAAAGTCATCTAATTTTACTGCAGCTTCAATGATCTCGTCATCGAAAATTGTATCTTCCATTATGTTAGACCCTAAACGTAAAAAAACCGAAAATTCCTTTTAATTTAAAAGGCACTTCAACTTCAAAAGAGGCATCACTCTCTTGATCTTTTTGTTGGCGAATATAGAATGGTGTATCACAACCAATCTCTTTCACCTTTTGTAGAATAGATTCTAAATCTTCCTTATCGATTAGAATTTCTTTATTGCCGTTGTCCAAAACATCTCCTTCTATGAATGTGTTTAAAGTATTATACTTCATCTAAATTTTTTTATCAAGTGGTTTGTTGTATAGGTAACACAGTTTCATGATTAATTGCCGTCCCACTTATCATACCATCTTCTAAATGCCATTTCCATACTTTCATTTATTGCCCAATCGCAACTCCAACCCATCATGCCGCCTTTCCATGTTCCTGCTTTCTTGCCCAATTCGACATTTGATTCACAAGAAACAACTCGTTCAACTTTATTGAATAATGGCAACCATGTAAACCACAACCAACGCCATTCTCTTTCTTCACCCGTTAATGTGATTATTGCCTGTTGACGGCGACCATCTTTTGTATAGTGATCCAATTCTACCGTTCTAGCACATTTTTCTAAAAGGCCTCTTTTTAGATTTTCATCCTTCCAACCATTTAACATTTCATGCCAATGGTAATGTTCACCAATTTTTTCGCCAGAATAATCCCACAAATTGGTTTGATATACACTACCATCAGGCAATAAAAGGTCATGGCGAACAATTTGCCAACGCCATGGCATATCAATTGCAGTGTATTTGTCCAATCCTTTGTAGATAAAAAATACACCTTCACTATATGAGAAACCATATTTTGGTCCCATAATTGAAGTAAAATCTCCAACACCTTTTGTTGGCCACAATCCTATACTTGCAAAGAATTTCCAGAAACCAAATGAAATTTTTAAATATTTGTTTTCATCACCCTCTGTTGGCCATATCAAATACATGTGCCAAAATTTATAGTCTGACCAAGTAATTTCAAAAAAATTGTTTCTCATGTTATGCAATCCTTCATCTCACGCCAATAGTTTCGCTCTGCCCAATGTATGACACACCAATCTTCAATACATTGTTCGGATGTTAGTTTCTCAATAGGTTGATTATTTTCAATCATACGAACATACCAGTAAGACCAGTATTGCTCTAAAATATCTTGATCAGATAATGTTTCCCAATGTGTGTATTCTTGACCTGATTCTGTCTCATCGGGATAAACGATAGTCCAAAATTTCATTACACAAAACCTTCTTCATTTTGTTCGGCTTGTTGTGGATCATGCGATGAAACACGCCACTCATAGATTGGCTCATCAGGCACAATATAAGGAAATTTTACTGGTACACGACTTTCGAAAGCGGTGTAATGTGATTTATATACATTTCCATCATCATCTTTATACCATTCCCAAAATACTTTACCATCGATATCATATGCTTCACCGTCTTTACCATCTTTGAATACAGAACCACATCTTTTGTTTTGATAGTGTGGTTTTCCACTGATTTCAGCAACATCAGTCCATTCATCATCTTCACCTGTTAATGGTGATAGTGGTTTAAAACGAAGTAATTTTTCTAAACACTGTAATGCATAACTCGCAGAGAATCCAGAATGTCCTTCTTCTGAAAATTCATGTATCATGTGTAGCAAATGTCTACGCATTGCTCCATTCATGTCATCATCATCGGTCATACCAATACGGTCTAATTCACTTTCTGCATATTGTACTAAACTCATTGTAACTCCCTCATATAAATTTCATGAATTAAATTGCTGACAAATTTTGGATCCAACTCTGTAGAATTATTATCTTCAAATGGTATGATATCAACTAAATCAGCATTGACATCATACCAAGCCCAAATGCAAACTTCTTCTTTTGGTCGATGAATCAAAGCCCAAGGCGTTTGTTCATGTGGTGGAAATTCCTCATTCAATGAATTTTTGTGAATGAATACAGCAAACGACAATGTGTTTGTATCATTATTTTCCAAATCATTTTCTTCATCATACCCATAGCCATCGAAAATGATTTTTACACCAAAAGGTGCCTCACCCGAATCATTGCCTGCTGTAAGCACACCCTCGTCCATTGTTGCAATGAAATCACGAATCCATTCTTCAACGATTTTACTATAATCTCTTTCATCATCAAAATAAATCATAATATACTCCTGTGTTAGTTATTCAAATCTTCTACTTTCAACTTTGCGATAATGTAATCTTTTACTAAACTACTTCTCACAATATCTTCAACTGTAAATTCAACTCTTGTAAATGCTGCCATATGGTATGCAATGTCAAAGAATTTCAAAATACCAGAAACATCATTTTTCTTTTTGTTCAAATCAGTTTGACGATAATCACCACACCAAATAATTTTTGAACGATATCCAACTCGGGTCATAACGGTATCAATTTCCTCGAATGATAAATTCTGACATTCATCAACGATAATGATTGCGTCATCGAAGGACATTCCCCGGATAAATGAGGTGGAAATAAATTCAATATGCCCCTGTTCTTCTAATCTATCCCATGCATCTCTGCGTCCGAATAATGTTTCACAAATTTGTCTATATGGTTGCTGATAGATTTCCATCTTCTCATGTACATCACCCGGTAAATGGCCAATTTCTCTAGACTGTACAGCCGAACGAACAACAATGATTTTCTGAAAAGGATTATTTCTATCTAAAACTTCTTCTAAGGCTTTATATAATGCACAAAATGTTTTTCCTGTTCCTGCTACACCATGCAGTGCTATAAAATAATCTTGCCTTTTATATGCATCAAAAAATATTTTTTGATTTTCTGTCAATGGGTCAAATGTTTTTAAATCATCTATTTTAATTCTCAAATTATGTGTTCCTGTTTTTATTTTTGAGTTTTTTGTTGAATGTTCACTTTCAACAATTTGCAGGTCTACAGAAGATTTTCTTGCCATTAATTCTCCCTTTTGTTATATTATTGATTCTTTTCTTAGTTTACCAATTACACTTGCATTAGCTGTGACAACTCTGGCACGATAAATTCGACTCATTTGATTCGTATCTTCTTGTGCAGTAAATTCGATATGATTCGAATTCATTAATCCGTCTATCAATTTTCGAACTAATTTTTCTTTGAGTAATTTCTCATATTCATCTCCATCTAATCCTCTGTATGAAAGAGATTCGATATGATTGACATTTAATTGAACCGAAATGGTCGATAGAGAATTCAACAATTCATCATTTAGTATCATGATGATTCATCTTTCTTTCATAACGTTCAGAATCAATTCTTTTCCATTCCTGTTCTCTTTCCAAGATTTCTTCGTCCCATTTCATTTGACTTAAAACTACTTTATAAATGGCTTGTATAACAATGCCAAGTAAAACGATACCAAAGATGGGTAGAATCCAATTTGTTGGAATGTTTATCATAACAAATGCTAAAAATGTTGTTAGCATAAAGAAAGACAGTATGATAAGAGCTGTCTTAATTGCTGCTTTCTTGTGTATTTTCATTTTTTGTAAAAGTAAAAATAGTAGTTAATTGATTTAAATGTGTGATTTTAACATGAAAAGCCTCGATGCTCTTTTTAAATTCTTCTGTGAATGTTTCGACGCAAAAATTTCCATTTAGTTTTTTAATTTCTACGAAGAAATCATACCCAAAAGTTTTGTAATGGTCGTTTTCTCCATGTATAAGAATTCTTTCTTCATCACTAGTTAAAAACTCGCCTCCTTCTATTGTTTTTGTTGATAAAAAATCTTTTGCAAGAGGAACATGAAATATCATACGTCCCTTAGGTTTAAGGATTCTAACAAGTTCAGTTAAATGATCGACATATTTTCCCGGAATATGTTCTAAAACACTAGAATGTATGATAAGGTCGAAGTAATTGTCGGAAAATATTCTAATATCGTCCGGTAGTTTTAACCTAAGGAAAGGTATGGGTAAGTTTTCACTATAGTTTTCGTAGTATTTTGATTTATAGTCAGATAAGTAATATCCTGATCCAATTATTGAAAATAAATTATTTACTATTCCTGGATCAGGAGAAATATGTAAAACTCTTATATTTTCGAATGTGGTTTTTTTGTTTAAATATCCATACTTTTCTAATGTGGAATAAAGCAATCTATGCCTAGACTCACTTCCACAATTTTCACACATTTTTTGTTGAAATTTTTTCTCACCACAAATATTACATGACGATTCATTCTTTATACTCACTATTTACCCTTTCGCCGTCAATGCAAATTTCACCTTTAAAAACATAAACATTTGAATCAACTCGTATTTGTTCAAATACTTGATTGTTTACACATTTATAGGGGTCTTTGTAATTCATAAAATAATAGTATGCACCGTAACCAATGCCTGCTAGTACAAGCAGTATAGGAATTATTTTGATATATTTTGATAACTCTGGCAAAGCCGAGAGTATTTGTGGTAGAAATTTAAGTAAATCTTTCATTGGTAGTTTGCTACAAAAGATTCATAAAGGTTTAAACCGTAGAGCTCTGCCTCGATTTCCCAAGGTTTGTTTTCGTATACAATATTTTTAGAAACTTTTTTGCCTCGCCATCTTGTCATCGGTTCATTTAAATATCCCAACGAATATTGTTTTACGTGAACCATTTCATGCGCCAAGGTTTTTAGTTTATCATCTATACTCAAACAACGGTTTACTTCAATGATAAAAGAATCTGGTTTACCTTTAAGGTTATAATTATCTATATAGACTAGACCAAAAACATCTAGATTTTTGTACCGAATTGTAAGTTCTAATTGAGCGATTCTCGCAGGCGTAAACAGCAACTCGGCAAAATGATCAATTGCCAAGAGGTGTTTTTTCGGTACTTTTCCATTGATAATCATACGTCATTGTAACACGGAAAAATGTGTTTGTCAAGCTCACCACTTTTCTGCCCGAGACCACGATGAATCATAATCTAGATTATAATCGGTTACATCAGGAATGTCAACAGCAAAATCATCTACCGAAATTTCTCTCCAATCTTCACCTTTATTCATTGCCGTAACCATGCGGCGAGATTTTTCTTGGGTAGCAATACCTTCTGGTGTTTGGTGATATTCGATGAGTTTTTTGCGGCGAACTTTTTTATCTTCTTCAGTATGCTCACGAACATTGCCGCAAGACCTTGAGCAAAAGGGACCACGTTTCGTATGAGTAGTGCCGCAGCGAGGACAATCTTTTTCTTTTGCCATAAAAATACCCAGACTAAGCTGGGTTTTCGTTACCTTGTAATAATATACTAGGATCTTTTTCACAAAGGAAGTTTATATACTTGACGGCATCATTTTCGTTTTCAAAGTACCGAATGATGGTTTGACAAGTGTAAGCAGAAATAAAAATGAGTAGTACACTTTCATCTTTAGAGATGGAGAATTTAATGTACCACCCATTTCGTTCTACTGGTGACCAAAATTTTAAATCACTTTTTACTTGATTGAACTTTACCTGGTTCAAAGTCAATGGCTTCTTTTGCATAGTTTCCTAATCCTACTACAAATTTTTCAGACTCTTTGGTATATGTAGTAAAAAAGGAATATGTAGCATGGTCAAAAGCTTTATTGTATGACTTGAAACCTTCAACTTTAAGGTCAATGAAGGCCTTCATAAAATCTTTTTGACGCTCTGCAACTTCATTGAAAGTCGGTACTGGTGGGAATGTATAAAACATTTTAGTTTCTCCTGTAATTTGAATAATATTGGATCCAATGTTCTACGTCAGCCGTAGATTTTGGATTTTTAGACTCAATAAATACTTCTATCTCCGATTTATGATCCGGTGTTAGAAAATCGATTAATTTTTGTAAGCAACTCATAAAAACTCCTGTACAAGTATATATCCAATCCTATGTTGCAAGAGCACATTTTTTACGGTAATTAGTTTGACTAAATAGTGTATAAATTCAAGAGGTACCCATGCCAAACACAAAAGTAAAATCGCATAATCTTGCAAACACCGCAGTCACAGCAGGTTCTTATGGCGGGGATGGAAATGCAGCGGCTATTACTGTCGATGCACAAGGTCGAATCACAGCAGCATCAAATGTTGCGGTAAGTGGCGGCGGTAGTGCAGAATCTTCAATACCAACAATGTTAATGTTATCGGGAATGTAAAATGCCACAAACCTTCAAAGTACTAGGACAATCAAATCCAACAGCATTTACAAATACAACTTTGTATACTGTACCAGCAGCGACTCAAGCGGTTATATCAACAATTACAATTGCAAATGCCAATACTTCCGCAAATGCAAATTATAGTATTGCGGTACGCCCAGCCGGAGAAGCTATTGCTGCAAAACACTATATTACAAACAACAATGTGGTTCAATCGGTGGATAGTATCGCATTGACTTTGGGATTGACTTTGGGAAATACTGATGTGGTTACTGTTTATACTTCATCATCTAATGTTTCATTTGGTATTTTTGGATCAGAGATAACGTAATATGGCGATCAAGTCATTTGTAGAACAAAATATTAGATCACAAAGATTTAATAGAAGAGACACCTCGAATCCTTCGCGCAACGTAACTACTCCCACGGTCGAGTATTTGGTAGTTGCGGGTGGCGGTGGTGGTGGATACGGATCATCCTCTGGAGGTGGTGGAGCTGGAGGACTTTTAACAGCAACTAATTTTTCTATAACCAAAGGTTCTTCTTTAACTGTTACTGTTGGCGCGGGTGGTAATGGAGGCACCACGGCCAGTGGATCTAAAGGTTCTAACTCAGTTTTTAGTAGCGTCACTGCTATAGGAGGAGGTTTTGGATCTTATAATGGTGCTAGTGGTGGTACCGGTGGATCAGGCGGCGGCGGTGGATTGAGTACGTTTACTGGCGGAGGCGCAGGTGGCACCGTGCAAAGTTCCGGCCAAGGAAATGCCGGCGGTGCAGCAACTGGTGATGGTTCTACTAGATTTTCATCCGGTGGAGGTGGAGGAGCAGGAGGTAACGGACAAACATGGACAACAGGTGTAACTGTCGCCTCTGATGGAGGATTAGCACTTCAATCATCAATATCTGGAACTTTAACATATTATGCCGGCGGCGGTGGCTCAGGACAAGACACTCGAGCAACAGCTCTGACTAGGGCTGGATACGGAGGAGGAACTACTACAACTTCTCAAAAAGGAGGAGCGGGTGATGGAGGTACTAATGGAAGCGCAGGGCAAAGTGGATCTACAAACACCGGCGGTGGCGGCGCCAGCGGTTCTTATAGTCCTGGAGGCACTGGAAATGGAGGCGCAGGAGGTTCCGGAATTGTAATTATAAGATATACTTCAAATTTTCTGGATGCTGCTTCGACCACAGGATCTCCAACACTAACAATTTCTGGTGGATTTAAAATTTATACTTTCACAGGTTCAGGTTCAATTACTTTCTAATCACGAAAAATAAAAAGAAAAAGATATGCCATTAACACAACTAACAGGCGGATTAATTGAACCAGGATCAATTCAACAGTCCGATTTAAGTACAGAAGTAGCAGCAAACATATCTTCTGCTTTTGCTGCGGCTAACTCCGCAGCATCTTACGCCAATCAGGCATTTTCTGCGGCGAATACAGCATCATCGGGTAGCATAGATAGTTACGCTAGAGATACAGCGAATAGTGCCGCTTTTTATGCTAATAGTGCATTTAACGAAGCGAATTCGGCCTTCAATAAAGCCAATACTTCTGTTATAGCAGGTAGTTATGCAAACTCAGCATACAGTCAGGCCAACAATGCAACTACAAATGCTGGAGTGGCAGACACTAAAGCTGTAAATGCGGGATCATATGCTAACTCTGCGTATAGTCAAGCTAATACCGCCACAACAAATGCATCTACAGCTGATGGTAAAGCAGTAACAGCTGGTAACTATGCGAATACAGCATACAGTCAAGCAAACACCGCAACTATTAATGCTGCAACAGCCGATAGTAAAGCAGTAAGTGCTGGAGAATATGCTAATACTGCCTTTGGTCAAGCCAATACGGCCGTAACCAATGCTGCTACAGCTGATGATAAAGCTGTAAGTACTGCATCATATTCTAATTCAGCATTTGGTGCCGCTAATAGTGGTTCATCTTATGCCAATTCAGCATATACTCAAGCTAATACAGCAACAACAAATTCAACTACAGCTGATCAAAAGGCCACAAGTGCTGGAGAATACGCTAACTCAGCCTATGGTCAATCTAATACCGCAATCACTAATGCATCTACCGCTGATGGTAAGGCTGTAACAGCTGGCATTTATGCCAACGCTGCCTTCAGTGAGGCCAACACTGTTGATTCTAAAGCAGTAACAGCTGGTAACTATGCCAACTCGGCATTTGGTGTTGCGAACACTGCAACTACAAATGCTGCGACTGCCGACAGCAAAGCAGTATCATCCGGAGTTTATGCTAACAGTGCTTATGGTGCTGCTAACACAGTAGATTCTAAAATTATTGATGTTGGTGGTTATGCTAACTCAGCATACACTCAAGCAAATACCGCAGATAGTAAAGCAGTAACATCTGGTAACTATGCTAACTCAGCATATACTCAAGCAAATACATCTGACAGTAAAGCGGTAAGTGCTGGTAGTTATGCTAACTCAGCTTACACACAAGCAAATACAGCAACTACAAATGCAGCAACTGCCGACAGTAAAGCTGTAAGTGCAGGATCATATGCTAATTCGTCCTTTAGTGTGGCTAATACAGCAACTACAAATGCTGCTACAGCTGATGGTAAAGCTGTTGATGCAGGACAATATGCTAACTCTGCTTATACTCAAGCAAACACTGCAACTACAAATGCTGCTACAGCTGATGGTAAAGCAGTAACAGCTGGCAGTTATGCTAATGCAGCGTTTGGTATTGCCAACACAGCAGATGTCAATTCTATTTCTGCTGGTAACTATGCTAATGCTGCTTTTGCTGTGGCCAATAGTGGTATTACCGATTCTTGGGCTAGAGATACTGCAAACGCTGCATCTAGTTATGCCAATTCAGGATTTTATACTGCTAATAGTTCTGGTCTTTATGCTAATGCAGCATTTGCGGCCGCAAATACAGGAGTGCCAGATACTTTAGCTAGAGATACTGCTAATGCGGCATCAAGTTATGCCAATTCTTCTTTTAATACAGCGAATACTGCTGACAGTAAAGCAGTGAGTGCTGGTAGTTATGCTAACTCAGCTTTTGGTGCAGCAAACACAACAGCAATTTACGCAAACGCTGCATTTGCTGATGCCAACACCAAATTTAGTTCATCGGGCGGCACAATCTCTGGTAACGTTACTATCCTCTATGATCTTAGTGTCTTAGGAAATGTTAGTTTTACAGGAAATGTTACTTCTGTAACTGTCACTGGTAATAGTGGTCAATTTTTTGGTGAAGCGAACGGGCATAACGCATTATATGCTGGTATTCCTGTTGGATATGACTATCAGCCACATACAGTATTTCAAGCATCAACAAATGAGGATAATTACTCTCAAATAAACATTCAAAACATTAATCCTGGAAATAACGCATCATCTGATTATGTTGCTACGGCCGATAACGGTACTGAAAATGATACTTATATTGACATGGGTATTGCTAGTAGTCTGCATGCCGATCCTGAATTTACGTTAGTTGGTCCAAATGATGGTTACTTGTATGTGTCTGGCAATACAGTCACGGGCGGTGGTGGCCTTGTAATTGGTACACTTTTAGAAAATGATGTCATATTTACTGCTGGTGGCATGAATGAAGAAAATGAACAAATGCGTATCATTGGTTCAAGCAATACGATTAACATTCGTTCTAATGTAGATTCAAGTATCGCAAAGAGTGTTTTATTGGGACCAATTGCAAACCTTCATATTACAGGTGGTTCAAATGATGATTATATTAGAACCGATGGTTCAGGTAATCTGACATTTGCAAATTTAACTTCCGCAAATGTAATTAAAGTTTTATATGATACAGCTAACACTACTAGTCAAACAGCTGTAAGTTCTAGTTCATATGCAAATGGCGCTTTTGCTGCAGCTAATACAGCAGACCAAAAAGCTGTAACGGCTGGAACATACGCCAATGCGGCATTTGCAGCCGCTAATACAGGCGCCAGTAGTTCAGACCAATATGCTAGAGACACTGCTAATGCTGCATCTAGTTATGCCAATTCATCTTATAGTCAAGCAAACACAGCCACAACTAATGCTGCTACAGCTGATGGTAAAGCTGTAACAGCTGGATCATATGCTAATGCTGCCTTTGCTTTAGCTAATACCTCAGATAGTAAAGCAGTAACAGCAGGTAACTATGCTAATTCAGCTTATGGTCAAGCTAATACAGCAACTACCAATGCTACTACTGCTGACTCTAAAGCTTTAACGGCAGGTGATTACGCTAACTCATCCTATACTCAAGCTAATACTGCTACAACAAATGCATCTACAGCTGATGGTAAAGCTGTAACAGCTGGTAACTATGCTAATAGTGCTTATGGTCAAGCTAATACTGCTACGACTAATGCTGCAACTGCTGATGGTAAAGCTGTAACAGCAGGATCTTATGCTAATGGAGCTTATACTCAAGCTAATACCGCAACTACTAATGCTGCTACAGCTGATGGTAAAGCAGTAACAGCTGGTAACTATGCTAATAGTGCTTTTGCTGCTGCGAATACTGCTACAACAAATGCATCTACAGCTGATTCTAAAGCTGTTGATGCTGGTAACTATGCTAACTCTGCATTTAGTGTTGCTAATACGTCAGACAGTAAAGCAGTAACATCTGGATCATATGCTAATTCAGCTTACACGCAAGCAAATACAGCAACTACCGATGCTGCTACTGCTGACAGTAAAGCAGTAACAGCTGGTAACTATGCTAATTCAGCTTATACTCAAGCTAATACAGCAACTACCAATGCTACTACTGCTGATCAAAAGGCCACAAGTGCTGGATCATATGCTAATTCAGCTTATGGTCAAGCTAATACTGCTACAACAAATGCATCTACCGCTGATGGTAAGGCTGTAACAGCTGGTAACTATGCTAACTCGGCATTTGGTTCAGCTAATACTGCCGACAGTAAAGCAGTAACATCTGGATCATATGCTAATTCGGCATTTGGTGTAGCAAATACCGCAGATAGTAAAGCTGTAACAGCTGGATCATATGCTAATTCATCATTCACTACCGCTAACACTGTAACATCAGCGAGTTTGTATGCTAATGGTGCTTTTGCTTCTGCAAACACTCGACTAGCTACAGCTGGTGGTACAATTTCTGGTGATTTAACAGTAACAGGATTCACCACTTTACAAGAAGTAACAGAAGTTTTAAGTACATTAACTGGTGCTACAGGAACAGTAACTCATAACTTAACTGATGGTTCTGTTTTTTATCACACAAGTGCTGCAGCAAACTTTACTGCGAATTTTACAAATGTACCAACCACAACAAGTCGATCTATTACAGTTACGATTGTTATAGTACAAGGTGCAACAGGATATATACCAAATGCCGTACAAATAGATGGCGCAGCACAAACAATTAATTGGGCTGGCGGTGCAGCACCCACACCAACAGCAAACAAAACTGAATTTTATTCATTTAATTTATTAAGAATAGGATCTGCATGGTCTGTATTTGGTTCTGAGATTACATTTGGTTAAATATGCCTAGATTATCTTCGATAAACACATTCGTTTTAAATTCTGTAATTGGTTCGGTAGCAACTGATCCAGAGCAAGCTAATTATCAAGGTGCCACTATGGTCTTTGTTTTACAAGGATCCGCACCAACAGGATGGGTTAAAGACACTTCAGATACCGATTATACTTTACGATGTGTTACAGGATCAGTATCAAGTGGAGGATCATCAGGATTTTCTTCCGTTATGTCATCTAAATCTTTAACAGGTAGTCTATCGGTAACTGGAACTGTAGGAGGAACATCACTTACATCTAGTATGATACCCTCCCACAACCACGGACCTTATCCTGCTGCAGCAACTGTTGCTGCCAGCACAACTTCTCCTGTAATACCAGGACCATCAATAGCCAGAACAGTATCTAACAATTTTACACCTGGTGTGGTAAATCCAGGTGGTGTTAATCCTGGAGTTACAGCAACTGCTCATGATCATCCGTTAAATCCAGCAACAAGTCCTGTAACCTTCACCACAGTAAATTTAGCTATTAAATATGTGGATTCAATTTTAGCAACAAGGACTTAATATGGCATTAGTTATAGAATCAGGATCAAGAACAATAATGAAAATGACCACTCCACCAACGGGATGGACAAAAGATACTACATATGATAATTATGCACTAAGAGTAACTACCGGTTCTGTTATTAATAGAACTACAGGAGAGTCTTTTTCTACAGTTTTTAAAAATTATAATAGCATTGGTGTACCGGCACCTGGACTTTCTTATTCTGCTGTAAACGCCACTGTGATAGACGATGCGGCAATGACAACGCATAATCACACTACCATAACACACCCATCCGCATTGTTAACTAGACGAGGTGGTGCAGGTAATACGAACGTAGCTCGTACCCCAGCGGGAGCACCAGTTACTTTTAGTAATAACCCTGGTGGTGGAGGATCACATACTCATCCAATTGGAACTGTAGCCGTTACTGGTTCAATTAATCAGAGTGGAGTTAATTCAGAAATAAATTTGAATATAAAATATGTTGACACTATTATAGCGGTTAGGAGTTAATCGTGGCTATTTTTGATTCTGGAACAACAACAATTTTTCATCAAACATCCGCACCCACTGGTTGGACGAAAGAAACTGTGAATTATAATAATCACGCACTTCGAGTAGTAAATGGATCGTCTTTGAGTTCTGGAGGTACTGTCGATTTCACAACAGGTTTTAATACTACATCATATATTTTTTCATCGGTTGCTGTTCCTTATACAGTAGGTAACCATACCTTAACTGGAGCTCAGTTACCATATCACCTTCATGCTGTTGCGCCATCAACAAATAGATTTGCTATTGGAACTGCTACCACACCCACAAATGCTACATCTCCAATAACTCCTGCTGTACCCGTTATGACTACTGCCGTACCGGCCGGTGGGCCGATAGGCGCATCAGTAGGTAGTTCAGGAGCGCACAATCACTCAATTACAATTACCGCTAGTGGTAATGTTTTTGGTCCAAATTCTACAATAGGTGTAAATTATATTGATGTTATTATTGCTTCTTTAAACTAATTCATATATAATAGTATATTCGTTTTTAACCGAAAGGCAATTTTTATGATTCAAACACATAAATTAGTAGTAATTCCTGTTGATGGTATTGTCGTTACAGACCAAGAAGGTTTATCAGAGTTAGACTTATCTCAATGTGGAATACCAGATAATATACATGCATTACAATGGAATAATCCCATTTGGCCAGATAAACAAAATTCCCATCTAAATGGATTGCAATATGGCCAAGGATCTGGTTGGTTAGAATTTAGATCGACCGATCCTAATGAAAATATAACTGAATTACCACAATGGGCTATCAACTGTTATGATGTATGGTTGCAAGCATATAATATAAAACAAGCTGCACTAGCGGCATCAGATGCTGCTGATGAAGCCGCAGCTGCAGCAGAAAACAATTAAATTAAAAAGTGATTATATTATGAATAAATCATTAACTGAAAATAATTATATCTATATTCCCAACTTCATTAGTGAAGCCGCTGCAAAAGTCATGGCTTCCAACTTCAAAAGTCACTGTAAACAAAATGAGGTTCAAGGAGACAATCAAGCTCCAAATTCTTCAGCGGAATATAATTTCATAGACTTTTTAGAAATGCTATGTGATAAAGTACCAACGGTGAGCACAATTATAGGTGAAACCGTTTTACCAACATATAGTTATGCTAGAGTGTATAAAGATGGTAGTGTTTTGGAAAGACATAGGGATAGAGATGCTTGCGAAATAAGTTTAACTGTACATTTAGATGGTGATGAAGATTGGCCAATTTATATTGAAACTCCTGATGGTAATGAAGTTGAATTGATTCTAAAACCAGGTGATGCAATGCTTTATTTGGGATGTGTTGCTGATCATTGGAGAAATCAATTTTTAGGTAAAGAATATGTTCAGGTATTTTTACATTATGTAAGAAGTAGAGGTGATAAAGCTTATACTTATTTTGATAAGAAAAAAGATTCTCCAATCAAAAAAGAAGAAAGTGTGAAACAAGAAAAAACAACACCAGTTAAAATAAACTCCAAAAATAAAATATCAGATTTCATTCAAATTTATGAAGATATTATTCCCTACTCACTATGTGATGAAATTATAAATGAGTATAAGAATGATGATAATTGGTGTCTTGCTGGAGTAGGATACGAGGAAATGAATTTAAATGCTAGAAATGTAAATACAATTCCTATTTCACACGAAAATACAATTTTAAAAAATCCCGAAATAAGAAAACTTTTAGATGATAGACTTTATAAAGTTGCAAATGAGGTCATTAGAAAATATAATGATATTTTCCCACTAAGTCAAATAGAAGAAGATTCTGGATATGATTTATTAAAGTATGAGGTAGGGCAATTTTACCGGCAACATACAGATTCATACAAAAAACATCCTAGAGCAGTGTCTTGTTCTTTCGCACTAAATGATGATTTTGGAGGTGGAGAATTTGCTTTCTTTGATAGAGAGTTGATTTATAATTTAAAGAAAGGATCAGTAATCATGTTCCCTTCAAATTTTATGTATCCACACGAAATCATGCCTGTAATCAAAGGCACTAGATATTCTATTATTACTTGGTTTGTTTAAAGGAGATTATATTATGCAATTAAAACCAGGAACATTTTGTCCTATAATGAAAGAAGAATGTGTACAGTTTAAATGTGCATGGTTTACTAAAGTTGAAGGTTATGATATCAATACAGGTAAGCAAGTTGAAGAATGGAATTGTGCTATGACTTTTATTCCTATGTTACTGATTGAAAATTCAGGAATGTCTCGTCAAACTGGTGCAGCTGTTGAAAGTTTTAGGAATGAGATGGTGAAATCTAATGAAGAAACTCAGAAGATATTCTCCAATATGTTGTCAATGAATCCTGAAAACAATACAAAATTACTTAAGTAAATGTTTTTTTGTAATCTTACAAGAAACCCATTGATTGTAGTAAGATTCATTCAATAGTGCGTGGCGAGAGAATATCTCCCACGTTTCGTAATAAGACAATTCTGATTTAGTTTTACAGAGGTGAAGTATCTCTCTTACGTATTGATCTTCACCATTTTTTTTAACTTCTTCTTGTAGTAATAAATTAGAACCCCAGTATGTCATCCAATCAGACGATACTCGGGTTTTCTTTTTCTTACCTTTAACTTGTGTAGTCTTAGATTTGGTGAAGAATTTTTTACCAATATATTTACGACCACTTTGAGTATGTGTGATTAGATATACAAACCCAAAATGGCCGTCTATATTTTCTTCGGTAAATTCTTCACCTGTATTATGAAAATACCAGGTCATTCGTCATCATCACCAAAATCCTCAGTTTCAATTAAATATTCACCGCAAAATGGACAGTAGTGTGGATCATCTTCACATTTACTTTCATCATATTTAATTGTAAACTCTGAGGAACATGCCCCACAAGTGTGTTTCAACGAAGCCATTATTGACACCAAGATTGTTTGGCTTCACCAAAATATTCCCGAGCGAAACCGTTTTGAATCAACATACTACGGAGACTTTGACCATCTAGAATCATATCACCCAAGACACGACCACCAAATTTATCCCAACCATAGAGTGTGACTTGTCGTTTAATGGACTTTGCAACTAGATTTTTAGTAAACACAGTTGCTGCTTGACCACGTTGATCTTCACTTGGACATTGAGCTCTATGGCCTTTTTCTGGCGTATCTACACCATAGATACGAACTGCTAATTCAGGTTTTAATGGCAAAGGTAAAAAGGGTGCTGCAATCACTACAGTATCACCATCATTTACCCGTACAATTTGTGCATCATACGTTACACCTTTTGCTGTTTTGTCAGCATAAACATTTCCTATACCAGCGAAAGATAATAGACCAATTAAAAGTATTTTTGTTAATTTCATTCTTTCTCCTTAAATATTAAAACTTTCACCACAACCACATCGATTCTTTTCTAAAGAATTTATAAAATCAAAACCTTCATTGAGTCCATTTCTTTTCCAATCTATTTCCATTCCGTTCAGATAAGGAATATGTTTTGGGTCAACAAAAATTTTAACACCGTTAGATTCGTATATAGTATCTGTATCCGATACACTATCAACATATTCTAAGGTATAGGCCAAACCACTGCAACCTGTGGTTCTAACACCAACCTTAATACCTAATCCTTTTCCTCTTTTGTTTAAAGAGTTTAAAGTTTTGCGAGATGCGAGTTCAGTCATTGTGATCATAGATTTCTCCTTCGATCTTTATTTAGACGAAAAAAAAGCCTCTTACGAGGCTTTTAATATAACAAAAAAATTTTAGAAACTTAATTGACTTCTAAACATAATTGCTTTTTCACCATTTACACGACTACCAGAACTACCAACTAATGCATCAAACTTTGTATCTACGTAGTTGAGCATGAAACGTAGATTGTCAGTGCAAAACCAAGTTAGACCGTATGTCATAGCAGTAGCACGATTTGACTTGCCTGTTGCAACGGATACATCACTTGCATCAAACTCACTCATACGTACACCAACCTGCCACGCACCACGACCACCTTTGTCGATTGGATTATTTGGTTTAATCCAACCAAACGCACCATCTTTGTATGCATGTGATTCGCCAGTTAAATTATAAACTGCTTGTACATAGTACCCTTTGATTTCTTGGTCACTACCTGTTGCAGCATCATATTTAAAATTGAACTGTTCGCCTTGAACTTTGAAACCGTTATATGCAAACGCTGCTTCTAATCCTTGGCGTGTTCTTGTAGTAGCACCACTCAATGCGGAACCTGTAAACCAACCAGACTGCATACGAGATTCTGTTCTACCACTGGCTGGTGCAACGCCACTTTTAATTTCACCTGTGCTGTATGCTGCACCCAAGTGTGCAGTGTATGCTTTGCTGCCTGTTAGTTCAGCAATATTAGTTGTTACACGACCAATATAATCAAGTCCATCGAACTCTGCGCTCTTATTGGATTTGCCTCTACTTGCTGCTATAGCATATGTAAGGCCAGGTTTTGGCACACCATGTAACATGAAACCAGTTTCTTTTGCAGGAATAAATTCAGTATCATTCTGACCAATCAAACTACGTTCCATAAAATCTAGATTGTTTGAACTTGTCATTTGTTCAAGACTAAATGGCATCTTGAATAAGCCAAATTGAAATTGCATTTCTGGATTTGCTGCATAGTTTACCCACATCTCATCTGCTGTTGATGATGTAGAACTAAAGCCATCACTTGCACCAAAGTTTGCTAACAATTGATATTTGAAGTCTTTTGCAAATTGTCCACGAACACCAAATCTTGCACGGCGAACTTCGGCTAAGTTTTGATACGAATCCGTGGTTTGGCCGACACCATAATCTGGTGTGTATTGGCGATAGTCCATATGAATTCGACCTGTAAACTGTGCCGTATTGTTTCCATCTTTGCTTTTGAGTCCGATTCCATTTTCTGTGACTGAACCATCGTTTGCTCTTGCTTGTCTGTATTTGACCGAATCACTAACATCTTTGTCGATTCTTTGTTCTGCAAACTTTTTGTTTTCTTCTTTTTCTTCATATGCATTGAGTTTTGATTCATATTCTTTTTGAGTGATTATATTCTTCTCTCTTAGAATATTCAATGTATCTTTATACTCATCAGCATATGCAGGAATTACTGCTGCAAGTGCAACTACGATAGATAATTTTTTAAATAGTTTCATAATTTATCCTTATTTCCAAATTGGGTTGTTGTCAGGACCTTTTAAGTCTTTTTTCCAATTGTCCTGATTTAATTTAATAACTGATTGTGGTAAATGAACATATTCTAGTTCTTCACTCATCTTGGCACCATTCTTCCAACTCCAATCAAAGAATTTCAAAACTGCACGACCTGTCAAACTATCTGCTTGTTGTTTGTGCATGAGAATGAAACTTGCGCCTGTTGCTGGCCATGCTTCTTTACCTGTTTGCCATGTGAGCAACAAATACATTCCTGGTGCATTAGCCCAATCTGCGTTTGCTGCTGCGGCTTTGAATGAATCGTCACTTGGTTGTACAAAAACACCATCACGATTTTTTAATTGTGCGTGTGCAATTTTATTTCTTTTTGCATATGCATATTCTACATAGCCAAATGCACCTTTGATTCTTTGTACTTGAACAGCAACACCTTCATTACCTTTACCACCTACACCAACTGGCCATTTTACTGCTGTGCCTTCGCCAACAGTTTTTGCAAAATCAGCGTTTGCTTTACCTAAAAAGTTTGTCCAAATAAATGTAGTGCCTGAACCATCTGCACGATGAACAACTGTGATTGCTAATGCTGGTAGATTGACGCCAGGATTCAAATCAACAATTGCTTTATCGTTCCACTTTGTGATTTTACCAAGATGAATGTTTGCAATAACTTCTGGTGTTAATTTTAATTGACCTGCTGCTACACCGTCAAGATTGAATACTGGTACTACACCGCCAATTACTGCTGGAAATTGCACTAGACCTTCTTTGTCTAATTCTTCAGGCTTCAATGGCATATCACTTGCACCAAAGTCAACTGTTTTTGCTTTGATTTGTTTGATACCACCACCAGAACCGATTGATTGATAATTCAGACCAATGCCAGTGGATGCTTTATATGCTTCTGCCCACTTAGCATAGATTGGAAATGGAAAAGTCGCACCAGCGCCAGTTAATTCTGCTGCGGATGCGACTCCTGTAAATAACAATAAAGATAAAAGTAACTTTCTCATGATTTCTCCTATAAGAATTGTGCCTTTGCACAATATCACACTTATCTATGAAATCATGATCCTTAAACGGGATTGTAACAAAACCGTCATCGGATTGTCATAAATCAATTAATACATATTTGGAGGATCTACTTTCCATTCATATCCTTCGGGAACTGGATTCCAATTATTGGTATCTTTTTTCCATGCAAAACCAATACCCCAATCGTTAGAAGTTTCAATCACGTTTGCTTCAACAGCCCATTCATCTTTATTTAAATTTCTCATGAATACTTTTGGACCAGGATGATATGCTGTATCATGAAGTCCAACAATTCCATTTTTTCCTAAAATGTTTGTGTATTCCCAATCTTTTAAACATTGATTAACGCTGTGCCACCCGTCGATGAAAATAAAGTCAAATTCTTTTCTAGTTGCTCCACATTTTTCAAAAATTTGATTTATTATTTTCATATTTTCTTCATAGTTGGAACTATCACCTCTTATAACATGAATATTTTCTTCTTCATTGTTTAGATATTCTCTATCATCTATATCTATTCCAATATAGATAGTTTCTTTTTTCTTATTTTTCAACAACACTTGTGTAAATGAATTTTCTCCATTTCTATTGACTCCGATTTCAAGTATAGCGGAACAATTTTCAGAAACTCTCAAAAATCTATCTCTTAAGACCATTCTATTCGCTTCAGTTACCTCAGCCCAACCCCTAAATTCTATTCTTGGATCTCCATCACTATCATCCCAAGGTGTAAGATATCTAATATCTTTTATTAAATCATTTTTCCATTTCATCACTTTTTCTCCTTTTAAGCTGCTTTACCCCAAACTTCTTCCCATTGTCCCGACAAGGCACCTTTTGCGTAATCAGTAACACGATTTTCGAAAAAGTTTCCGTGAATAGGAGCATTAATCATTTCTTCAACCCATGGCAATGGATTTTTCTTTACCTTGAAAATCCCTTTAAGACCAAGAGAAATAAGCCTACGGTCAGCAATATAGCGAATATAGCGCTTAACATCTTCTGCATCTAGGTTCTCCATTGGACCCATCTCGAAAGCTAGGTCAATAAATTTATCTTCTAGTTCCACCATTTTTTCTGCAATAGTATATATTCTCGATTTTAAATCATCATTCCAAATTTCTTTGTTTTCTTCCACATATGTACGGAACAATTTAATCATATTCTCGGCGTGCATTGTTTCATCAACAATAGACCAAGTAACGATTTGTCCCATACCCTTCATCGTACCGTTGCGTGGGAAGTTAAGTAACATGATAAAGGAACTGAATAATTGCATCCCTTCGGTGAAAGCAGAGAATACTGCAATGTGAGTAGCAGTAGAAGCAGCATCGCCATTCTGTGAGCTAAGATTAAGTACGTAATCATGTTTATCTCTCATTGCCTGATATTCTAAAAATTGATTGTACATTGTATCAGGCAATCCTAATGTTTCAATCAAGTGTGAGTATGCTGCAATGTGTAATGCTTCACGAGCTGCAAAACCAAGTAACATCATTCTTACTTCCGGTTGAGGAAAATAAGGAAGATAATTCTTTACATAACCACCTGCCACATCAATGTCGCCTTGTGTGAAGAATCTAAAAATGTGTGTGAGAAATTGTTTCTGTTCTGTTGTTAATTTGTTTTTCCAATCTTTTACATCTTCGATCATTGGAACTTCTGAATGAAGCCAATGAGCTTGTTCATGTTGCAACCATGCATTATATGCCCAAGGATATGCGAATGGTTTAAATGCGGTTCTTTCGTCCGTTAGTTTTGTGTCGTGCTTTTTAATCATTGATGAATGCCTCTAGTTCTTGTTTTGTTTTATTTCCTATGAGTCTTTTTGATGCCATATTATCTTCAACGATTACCAATGTTGGTACACTACGAATGCCAAATTCTGTTGCAATTTCTGGATTGACATCAATATCAATCACTTCAATTGGTACATTAGTTTCAACTTCTTCTAATGTTTTAGCTAGCATTTTACATGGTCCACACCATGATGCTGTAAATCTTAAAACTTTTTTCATCGACCTTGACCTCTATATTTTTTATTTGATGTTTTTTCTGTTTTATTCATGGAGGAGGTTTTTTTCTGTCCACCCTGTTTAGTTCTTTTGTGTACTGATTTGTGTTTACTTGTTCCGGTTTGCTTAGCCATAATATCTCCTTATTTGCTTTTGTAATTTACATTTTGTTTTGCTTCCAATTCACGCAAATCGTTTGCCACATCTGATACGCCATGCCAATCTTCAATCGCAATCATTACTTGTAAATAATCCAATAATATTTCTTTTTGTGTTTCAAAATTGCTGTAATCTTTACTTTTGCTCATTCTTTTTTTCCTCTTGTACTATTGCTGGTTTTTCTGGCCATATTTTTTCTTTAATGTATGAAGCACCAAACCAACCCCATGCTGAAAAGAAACCCCACATAATGATTTCACCTATCATACTACTTCTCCATCAATCTGTCAACAAATTGTTTTAATAATGTATGATGTTTACCATTATTCCAGTGACGATGCAAATAAGGTTTATCATACCAATATTCTTCTGCTTCGAGATGGGGTCCAATCAAACCTATACGACCTTGTATAATTGCGGCTGGATCTCCATTTTTATATCTCGCTACAACTTCATAATTCGATTCTTCTCCGATAAATGTAGGTGCATCGTAAAAGAAGAATCTATCATCTGTGCCGTTCCAGTTACATTCAATTGCTTTACTGTATGATCGTCTGGTACAGGTGTTTGGTCTTTTAATATATTGTTTTGATTCAACTCCGTACAGTATATTAAAATAATGTTTATCAGCCCAATAGGCACCCATACATATCCCAAGATATCTGCCACCAGATTTGATGTAGTCAAGGATAAAACTCCCGTGATGCCTAAAATATGTATCGAAAGCATCACTGTCGCCAACACCACCAGGAAAACACAAGAGATCCACATTATCAAAAAAGTCGTTTTCGATTTCATGTTTAGTAAATAATTTATATGTATAGTTCGGTCCTAGTGCTTTGATTATACCATTGCACGATTGAACCGAACATTTCGGGTGTTGCACAAATAATGCAATTGTTGACACTTTATATCAATCATCCTTCGCAAGCTAAACAAACATCTTCTGTTGCTAAAGCCTTCAAATCAATTTCTTCGATCACTTTTCTTTCGATTCTCTTTGACACTTTATCTGCTTTAGCCAATTTCTCACTACGGCAGTAATAAAGTGTTTTGAGTCCTTGTTTCCAAGCCTGAAAGTGTACAGCATGTAGATACTTTACATTTACATCAGGTCTAAAAAAGAGGTTAATGGATTGCGCCTGGTCAATGTAATTTTGTCTGTTAGCTGCGTGGTCCACAATCCATCTTTGGTCAATTTCCATACTAGTTTTGTAGACATCTTTGGTCCATTCATCCAAGAAATCCAAGTGTTGGACGGAACCATCGTTTGCAATGATAGATGACCAGATTTCTTGATAATCCAATTTGCTGTCGGCATCACATTTCTCCTTGATTAACTTATCCAAATACTTATTTTTATTTAAGTAGGCTCCAGAAAGAGTATCTTGTCTATAGGCATTGGCACGATAAGGCTCAACAGAAGGGCTAGTATTGCCCATGATAATAGAGCTAGAAGCATTAGGAGCAATGGCCATAAGATGACTGAAACGTAGTCCGGTGCCTCTAGCATCCGGTGCTTCACCTCGTTCAGCACCCAATTGAAGATTCGCTTCATTTAATCCTTCTCGTATGTGTTTAAATATTTTATTGTTTGAAGATGTTGCCAGCGCCGACTCAAACGGTATGCCATTTCTCTGTAGATAAGCGTGAAAACCAAGAGCCCCCACACCAATGCTGCGCTCTTGGATAGCAGAGTACCTGGCTCGGCTAATGTGATCAGGAGCATTGCTAATAAAGTACTGAAGTACATTATCCAGCATTTCAGCCGTGTCCCGTAAAAAAAGTTTATCATTTTTCCACTCATCAAAATACTCCAAATTCAATGACGAAAGACAGCAAACAGCAGTTCTTTCTTTGTCGGTTGGTAAAATAATTTCGCTGCATAGATTACTTTGTTTAATTGATAGACCTAATTTCTTTTGAAATTCTGGCATTGCACGATTACTTGTATCAATAAAATGCAAATATGGTTCACCCGTCATCATACGCATTTCAAGTACACGTTGCCACAATTCTCTCGCAGAAACTTTGTCACGTACTTCACCACTATGTGGATCTTTTAGTTCCCATGTATCATCTGCATCATGGTCTAACATACACTTTTCAATTAAATGCATGAAGTCATCTGTAATGTTAATTCCGTGATGTAAATTCAAACAACGCATGTTTTGATCACCCGTTGGTTTACGCATCTCTAAGAAAATAAGAATATCTGGATGACTAATATCAAGATAAGCAGCGTAAGAACCGCGGCGGGTCCTACCTTGCCTATACGCCAAAGAAGAAGCGTCATAGGTACGCAAGTGAGGCATAATGCCAACAGACTTATCATCAGCAGAACGAATACCAAGACCAATTCCAACTCCTCCTCCTAACATTGAAAGCCAGTTGACTTCCGATAACGTATCGACCAAGCCCTCAGCACTATCATCCAAATAAGGTAAGAAACAAGAGATAGGAAGGCCACGCTTACTACGGCCAAAGCTAAGAATGGGAGTAGAATAACTAAGCCAATGCTTGCTACTATAATTATAAAGTCTTTGTGCATGTTCTTCATTTGAACTAAAAGCTTTTGAAACATATGCAAACCTTTCTTGTGGAGAGTTTTCTTCCTCTTTCATGTAAGATTCTTTTAATCTTTTTACACCCAACTCATCAAACAAACTATCTTGAGAATAGTCTACCTTAATACCATTGATGATATCTTCCATTCGCTGCTCCAATTTTATTGTTATTAATTTTCTGTGAATTCTTTTGCCATCGGAAATACTTTGGCAACTACTTCTGCACATTTACGTGCGATGAGCATGTGCTCTTTTTGTGTGCCGTTTGCTGAACGTAACTGTATGTAGTGTATCCAACTACGCAAGGTTCCATTCATATACAAACGTGATACTGTTAGACCTTCTGGCAAAACTACACGGGCTTGTTCTTTTGCAAGACCATTTTCTATAGCCCACTCATACGCTTGTTTTGCTCTTAGAATTACTGATGCTTGTTCTGATTCCCATCTTTCTTGCAAGTAATCATCATTCGTTTCAATAGAATTTTGTCGATTCTTTGTATCTTGTAATCTAGCTTCACGATACACAAAATCCAAATCTTCTACAGGATTAGCATAACGCTGTGAAAATTCCTGAAAAGAAAAAGAACGGTGACGAAGCATCTGTCTAGCAATATCTCTTGTGGTTTCAATTTCTAAACACATACTCACCATCTCTAAAGGTGACCAGTGTTGGTTTTTGATGAGATAACGAATTAACTTCTCACTTGTTTCTTTATTTGATTGGTTACTGGGATTTGATACTCTTGCACAGAAAGCGACTAACTCTTGTAAATCTTTTTCAATGCCACCACCTGATGTTCGTGCTATTTGTGAATAACTAATCAAATTAACTTTCATGTTAAACTCTTTTCCAAAATGTAAATCTAGTTTGTGCTTCCAAACCAGAAAAAGTATTATTACTTATAATTTCTTCAATTGCGTCAGGTGAAATGCCTGACATTACCATTTCATTTATATCTTTGGCTTCAATATAATCTGGCCATATCACTACCTTATAACCTAATTCTATCGAATTGTGCATCATCTTTAGAATTTCTTTATTTCTTTTTTCATTATCATAGATGAGAATCTTTTCTTTGCAATCTACATTCTTAGCTGCGATTGAAAGATTTCCATCACCTGAAGCGATGCAGTTATTTAGAAACAAGGAATCTAACTGGCCTTCTACAATTCTTACTGGTTGATTTAAATCAACTGTATCCATACCAAACAATAACTTATCTTTTGAATCGTTTGTTCTCACGGTAACATAACGAAGCACTTTACTTCCAGATTCCAATGATCGACCAGTTACAGCGATTAATTCATTGTAATGGTCATAGAAAGGTATAACTAGACGAGCATCAGGTACTAATTCTTTATCACAATCAGGTATGAGTTTCTTAATGAACTTCTCATAGTTGGTTGTGAAATAGAGGTTATCAAAAAACTTTTCTGGTATTTTTCTTTTTTGTACGTATGTTAAACAAAAATGTCCAGAAGGCAAGTCCGAAAGTCTATCTGCGTATTCGAATGTTGTTTGCTTTTTGATCTTATCAAATTTGGGTTGTGGTATGTCGAAAGTTGGCTTTTGGTAATTGGAGTTACCTGATTCGCCGGCCTTGTATCTCTCAAGGATATATTCTTGATATAAGGCTGAGTCGGTGTGTTTAATAAGATTGCCAAGGTTCGTACTCGCTGCACAATTGTGACATCTGTAAAATAAACCACCAGATTTCTCGAAAACATATCCTCGAGCTTTAGATTTATTTTTCTGTGAATCACCACAGAAGTTACAAGAAAAATTGAATAGGTTAGTATCTTTCTGTTTGAAGTTACGCAAACGAGAAGAAATTAACCGCAAATACTTCACATCAATAGACAGAGACATAATATAGTAAATTATTTAATGAACGACTATTATAACAGAAACTTGATGAAGTATCAAGTTATATAAACAACTTTACCAATGACTCAAATTTAATGTTGGAGATTACCCAAGCTAAGATTATTACCCCACCAGCAATCATCCATTTCCATTGGGTG